CAGTTCGCGGGCCGGCTCGAGCAGGTCCGCCGCGAGGCGCACGAGGTTCATCCTGACGAGCGGAGGCGCGTCGGCCTGCTCATCGAGGAAGTCTCGATGATCGGTGACCGTGAGCTCGGCGAAGGAGAAGTGGTCGGAGACCTTCGCGCCCGGAGGGATGACCCCGCGTTCCGCCAGCGTCGTCATGGCGTCCCCTACTTGAGCCAGCCGAAGAACAGGCAGGCCGGAGTCGTGGTCGTCGCGGTACAGTTGACCCCGATGAGCGGGCCGAAGATCGACCCGTCCACGTCGAAGGACCGCTCCGTGCCCGCTGCGAACTTGTATCCGGTCGCTCCGCCGCCCGTGGTCGTGAGGTTCACTGCGTCGAGCGTCAGGTAACATGTGGCGGACGAACGGTTCTCGACGTACAGCGACTTAGCGCCCGTGAGGTATTCGGTCGTCGCGAGCGTCCGGTTGCGAACGACGGTCGTGACGCAGACCTCGGCGTCGAGCGAGTCGGTGGCCGCCCCGGTGTTGGTGCGGAGGTCCCCGGTCGCATCGACCTGGCACAGAGCTCCGGTGCATGTGGTTCCGGTGGGCGCGGCGTCCGCGTTGCGGGCAACGAACAGGATTGCCACGGCGAGGCCGCAGAGGATGGCGGGGATGCGCTTCAGCATGGGCTTCTCCTTCTAGGGCAAACGCCCTTAGTCCACGACGTAGGTGATTATCCCGGAGACCGAGTCACCGGTGCCGATTGCAAACGTCGTGACCACCGATGTGCCGTTGTAGTATTCACCGGCGGTCACTGAACCGTCGGCCTGAGCCACGCACTGAGCGGGATACAACAGCGGGCCCGCCGATGCATCGGACACCACGCACGGGAATCGCGTGTTTGTCGCAATCCTGCGCCCGGCAGGAACGGTCAGAACGCTTGCCCACGCCGCCCCGCCACCGGCGGTCGCGTCGAAAAAGAGGGTCACGGTCTTACCCGACTTCCGTGTCCAAGCATTGACGAGAGTCCAACCCGTCGAGGCGGTCACGGTTCCGACAGAGGTGGCGTAGATTGCATCAATGCTCGCGTCAACGTACGCCTTCGTCGCTGCGTGCTGGGTGCTGGTCGCGGTGCCCACGGTCACGGGGTCGGAGAACGTCGCCGCGCTCGACACAGTGATCGGGTCCGTGAAGGTGACGGGGTCGTTGAACCTCGCGGCGCCGTTGAAGGTCGCGATCCCGGTGGTCGTCGTCGAGGACAGGAACGAGACCGCGTCAGTGAACGTCGCCGTCCCCGTGACCCCGAGCGTGCTTTGGAGCGTGGCCGCTCCCGACACCGTCAGCGTCCCCGTGAGCGTCGAGCCCGACGCGGCGTAGTCCCACCGCTTCGTCCCGCCCAGCGAAAGACCGATGTTGTCCGCACCGATGAGGTAGAACCCGGAGTTGGTGTCGTCGATCCACGCCAGCTCCGGGGTCGTCGCGTTCCCCCCGCTGTAGAGTTTCAGCGGCTCCGCAGCGGTGAAGGGCGGGTACAGGTTGTCCTGCGTCCAGAGCAGGGCGTCGGCCGAGGTGCGCAGGGTCACCTTGTAGGGTCCCGCTCCCCAGAAGATCGATGCCTCGCCTCGGGAGTTGAGAACCACCGGGTTCGCGTTGGGCGTGGTTCCGGCCTGGTCGGAGTAGGTCGCGAGCGGGGTGCTGGTGCCCGCGGCGTAGGTGTAGACCTTGCCCCCCGAGAGCGGGTTGCCCGCGCTGTCGAGGTACATCTGCTTCCCGGGCGGCATCAGCGAAGCCGAGACGACAAGCGCGGCGATCAGGTTCAGCATGCGTTCTCCCTAAAGGTGTCCTGCGCCGGCGAGCGGAACGCGCTAGGCTTCTCGGTCGTGCGATGGCTCGTGCGCATTCTGGTGATCTGGTCCGTGTGGTCGTGCTCGTGGGTCACTGATCGCCCTCCCCGGCCGCGGCAGGAGCGAACCCGGGCCGCCCGCGCAGGACGCTGAGCAGCGCTTCCACCTCCGGATCGAATCCGACGGCGGCGGCCTGGGCGGCGGAGGGCGGAACCGACATGCGCGCAAGCGCGTTCGCACCCTTCGCTCCAGTGTTCGCCGCTCGCGCCAGCGTCGAGGCCAGCCGCGAGTCCACGACGCCGTGACCGAGCGCGCCGAGGAGACCGAGCCACGGGCTTCCGGACCCGGCGCCGATGGCGCTTCCCGCGATCGTCGAGGTGAGGGAGATCGGCTTGCGGCGGGCCGCCCGCGCAGCGCCCTCCTCGGCCACCCGGAGCGCCGCAAGGGCGTTGGCGAGCTTCGCCTTCACGGGCTCGAACGCCGCCGCCTCCGCCGGAGCTAGCGCCGCCTGCTGCTGGACGGCGTCCTCGATCGCGCTACGCATGGACGCGGCGAGTTCTTTCTTCGTCTCGCCCGCAGTCGTGTACTGGCGCGTGATCTTGTCGTACTCGCGCTGTGCCTCGAACTGGAGTTGACGCTTGATCTTCTCCGCCTGCATGAGCCCCAGATCACCGGCGGCGTTTACGGTCGGCTTCGGCGGGATCACGATCGGCGGGCCGTGGTGCTGCGGGATGGTCGCCCCGGTAAGTTCGTTCGCCACGTCACGGAGCGTGCCGGGCCGTGAACTGCCGAGCGAGTTCGCTGCCGCGATATCCGCTTCGGCCGCGAGCTTCGCCGCCAGGGCCTTCGCGTTCGGCCCCACGACTCCCCTCGCCTCGAGTTCGGAGAGGATGTCGCCGTACGCCCCGCCGAGCTCGTCAGCCTGCGTCGCGAGACGCTCGGCGGTGCCCGCCACCGTCCCGAGCGGCTTGATCGCGCCGGTGTCGAGCGCCTGCTGCACGGCTGCCTCGGGGATCGGCTTCCGGGCGGAGAGAGACGTCCCGATGCCAGAAAGCGCCTTCCGCCCCTGCTCGATGGCTGCCTGGCTCAGGCGGCGCGCAACCGGAGCTGCCGCCCGCCGGACGCCCTCCCCGACCACCGGAAGCCCCCCGCCGAGCGCAGCGGCCCCCGCCCCGCCCACCGCCGTGTCGAACGCCAGTCCGCCCAGGCTGTCCGCCTCGGAGGTACCCGCGCCGTACACCGCGCCCATCGGCGCAGCGGCGCGCGCCCCAGCGAGCACGCGCGCACCGAGGCCGGCTCCCTGGGCCGCTCCTCCCATGCCTCCGGTGGCGATGGCCGCTGGCGCTGAGCCGACCACACTGCCGGCGACGTATGCGGCTCCGTGCGCCTGCTGGGCGCGCCGGTCGGCCCCTCGAGCGGCGTCGCGCTCCGAGCGGTAGCGCTCGACCATCCCGCCGAAGTAGCCGCGCGGATCTCCCCCAGGCGGAGGCAGCACAGCCTGGAGAGCGCCCTGGATCTCGTCGCCGAAGCCGAGGGTGGCGCCCTGCGCGGCCCCGCGGCCGAAGGCTGACAGGGTGCTGGGCCCGGCTCGAACCGGGGCGGACGCATCCTCGAGCACGAATCGAGCAGCGGGCGCGGCCGAGGCCGTCGCAGGCGCATCGTCATCGAACACGAAGCGCGCCATCACTGCACCCTCACCCAGCTAAGCCCGTCCGAGCGGTAGCGGACGCCCGTGGCCGAGTCGCGGATCGTGCGCCCTACGTGGTCGGCCGGCGGCGGCATGTTGTCCATGCCGGCGGGCGCGGGGGTCCGGGCTCCGACCGCCGATGGGGCGCCGGGCGGCGCGTCGCCTTTTGTCGGCAGGTACTTCTGTTGAAGCGACCGGATGGTCGCGACGGCCGCGCGCTTCTCGGCAGCCGGCACGGTCGTATCGCCGAGGCGGCCCGCCATCTCGCGGTAGAGGGCGACGTCCTTGTCGGACTGCGGCCCTTCCATTCGGGGCTGCGCCATCATCAGGGCGCCCTGGAGCACCTTGAGTCTCGCCGCGGCCTGCGACGCTTCCGTGGACGCGCCCACGGCTCGGGCCGCCACATCTCGGGCGGCTCCGGCGTAGCTACTCGTCGCCTTATTGATCCACTGGTCGGCCTCGTCGAGCACGTTGAGCGCGCTCACCGCTCCGCGCTCCCGCTTGACGTCGGCCCCCGCGACGGTCTTGCCGCGCTCCTTCGCCGCCGCGATCTCCTCCTGTAGCTTCGGGTCGTCCGATGCGCGGAACGGGACCTTCCCGCCCACGTCCACCGGCGTCACCTCTCCGCTGCGAGCGTTGCCGCGCAGGTAGCCGGACCCGGACGGAAGGAACGTGAAGTACGGCGTGGACTGCGGCGGAGTGTGCGTGGACGCCTTGCTGATCGCCTGGTCGTAGGCGGCTCGCCGCGGGTCGCCCTCAGGGAGCGCGTCGCGCTCGGAGATGAGTCGGCCGAGTTCGGTCGGCTGGGGCGCCTTCGGGAAGAGCCGATCGGCGTGCGCCTTGATGCCCTCCGTCGTCGCAGCAAGAAACGCCTGCGCCATCTTCGGGAGATCCTCATCGCTGGCCGCGTTGAGCTTGGCGCTCATCTCCTGGATCACGGGCTGCGGAGTCCCGTTCGCCGCGAGCTGCGAGAGCACCCACACGCCGGTCTGCCTCGTCGGGTTCGCCGCGAACTGCCCGGCGACGTGGTCGATGAGCTTGAACCGACTGAGCGCGGCCTCAACGCCCGCCTTCTGATCCTCGGACAGGCTCTTGCGAAGCGCCATCGCGCGGGTCGGCGACGCCTTCATGAGGTCCGGAATGGCCGCGGCGTAGTCCCCGTTCTGGACGCCACCGAGCGCGGTCTTGAACGCGTCCTCCTCGGCCATCGAGCGCTGGCCCTGGGTAAGCTGCATCTTGGCGAGGGCGTTCGCGGTCCCCGCGTGCTCGTTTGCCAGCGCGCGATCGTCCATCTGCATCCGCGTCTGGGCGTACTTCGCCAGCGCGTTGCCAGGGAGCGCACCGATCTTCTCGGGGAGCGTCGTGTCGAGGAGGCCGAAGTTGATCGCCATGTCCGTGCCCCTACTTCATGAGCGACTTGAGAAGGAGGTAGTTGGTCGGAGCGCTTCCGATGGCGGTCCCCACCCCGGCATACCCGGAGGCGCGTGCGTTCCCTGCCGCCAGGATCGCGTTGCCCTGGTTCGTCGCGTTCGCCTGGCTGATGCCGGCGACCGCGTTGGCGTAGTTCGATCCCGCCAGCCCCGTCGCGGCGTTGGCTGTCTGCCCGACGCCAGCCACGCCCGCGAGGCGGTTGAATCGGTTTCCCTGCTGCATCTGGTAGCGGTTGAAGGCGTTTCCGTACTCCTCCGACGCAAGCCCCTGGCCGTAGCGCTCGATGCCCCGCATCGCGCCGCCCGAGAGCGCCCCGCCGCGCGCCGCCGCGCTGCGCTCGATCGCCTTCATCCCCTCGGCCTGCCGGAAGGCGTACCCCGGATCCGCCTCGTAGTCCGCCATCGAGAAGGACCGCATGAGGTCGCCGCCGGGCGCCGTTCCGGCCGTGAGCTGCGTCAATGCGTTCTGCCCGGCCTCACGCCATGGCGTCTGGTCCGCGCGCGTCTGGTCGTACATCTCCTTCTGGACGTCGGTCTGATACCTCGACGCCGAGGCCGATTCACGACCCGCGGCGCGCGCCGCATCCGCCTGCTCTTTTCCGCCCAGATACGACGCGGCGCCTCCGACTACAGTGGCACCGACGACCGCAGTAGCTACCCAAGACATGGGGCCTCCTTCTTCTCATCGAGCGCCGCGCGCGTCGGCGCGATGAGCTCCGCTTCAAGCTTCACGAGGTCCGTCTCGGTCGTCGCGTGGATCGTGATCCACACGGTGTCCTCGAGCGCGTATCCCACCCGCTTGGTGCCGGGGCGCGAGACCATCGTGAACGGCGCGGAAACTTCCTTCATGCCGTCCTCGGTCCAGACGACGATCCGGCCTTTCGAGATGACGTTGAGGTGCTCCGTCCGGTGGATCTTTCCGGTGAGCAGCGTGCCCGCCGGGATGGTGATCTCTCGCGCGTAGAGCCCGTTCGCGAAGTGGTGGACCGGTTCGATCTCGACCTGCGGCTCGCGACGCATGAGCGCCTCGAGGTGGTCGATCTTGTCGCGCAGGACCTCCGCGGAGAGCGGCGCGTGCTGAGACTCCATGATGGTCGGGGCGGTCTCGCTCATGTCATTGCTCCGCCCGGAAGGAGACGCCGGCGAGATGCACGAGCGCGTTGTCGCCAACGGCCACCGTGACCGTGCCGTCCGCGGCGACAGTGACGGCGCCATAGGTGGCCAGGCCCGCACCGGTCGGGACGGCGTATGCCTGTGTCGCCAGTGGTCGAGAGCCTGCCGGAAGCGTGAAAGCGGCGGCGCCGATGGTTCCGCTCTTGATCGCACCCTGGAGGTGAATGGTACCAGCAGCGTCCACGTAGTATCCGGCGTTGCTGTATCCGCCTGAGCCGTAGTTGACCCACGAACTGAGCAGCGTCGGTGCGGCCCATGTCGGAGGCGCCAGGAACGCGGTGGTTGCGATCTTAGTGCTGCTGTCGCCTGCGGCGGGCGTCGGAGCGGTAGGCGCCCCCGTGAATGCTGGCGACGCGAGCGGGGCCCTCGATGTGTCGGTGGGATGAACGTGATCGGAGCGCGCGTACCGCGTTGAGGCGCCGACCGCAGCCGATCCATCCATGGCCGGAGCCGAGCTCGCGGCCTGGCCGAGGACAAACGCCGTTGTGGCCAGTTGCGTGGAAGCGGTGCCGACCGCGGCGGTGGGGGCACTTGGCGTGCCGGTGAACGTCGGGGACGCAATCGGCGCGAAGGTCGTATCGGGGGAACCGCCGACGCGGGCGAATAGGGTCTGGAACCAGCGCCGCCAGACGGGGGGCATGTCCATCCACGCCTGGAGCGGAGGAGGAGCCAGGCTCACGGCTGCGCCTCCACATCGGCCCAGGCATCGACAATGACCCGCTTCACCGGGTCGGAAATGGAGAGTTCGAACACGCGATCACGCGACTGGCCGAGGCGCCGCCAGATGGCGCGGGTGCGGTACTCGCCGATCCGACCCATCGACCGCCAGTGCTCGGAACTCCAAGTGCGCCCGCCGTCGTCCGACCACCGCAGCATTACCTGCGGATCCGAGCCCTGGCCGCTCGAGAGCCCAACGCCCGACTCCATTTCGACCTGGAGCGAGGCCCAGAACAGGCGTAGCCCCTCCGCCGACTGATGCTGCGTGCGGCGGAGCGCGCGGAGGGGCTCGCCGTCGTCTGTGTAGGCGTCGAGGTCGAGCTCGTAGATCCGACCATTCGAGCAGTCGAGGACGAGATGCTTGCCAAACGCGAAGGCGTAGCACTCGCCGCGGTGCCGATGCTCGCCGCTGCTCCAGGAGGCGCGCTCATGCCAGAGCTGCGTCGCTACGTCGTACACCCACGTCCGATCCGCGGTCGGGAACGTGAGCACATAGAAGGAGTGACCATCCTGCTGGTACGTGTAGGCGCGCGCGTCCGAGAGCGTGCCGTAGCCCTGGATCGCGTGCTCCACTGCTCGGGTCGAGACGATCTGGGGCTGGTAGCCCTGCGCCCGCATCACGTGGCCGTGGCCTGCGCGGTCCTTCGAGAGCCAGTACACCGCGTTGTCCATCTTCGCGGGCGAGAAGGGAGCGGCGCAGCCCTGCTCGAGGAACGCCCCATCGAGCCGAGCAAAGGGGAAGTCGGCCGCGCCGGAGTTGAACCAGACCTCAGTCGTCTCCTCGCCGAACAGCCACAGTTCCCGGTGGTCGACGAGCAGCGAAACGGTATCGTCCGGCGCACCCTCGGCCGTGGCAAAGTCGAGCGGATCGACGTCGGTCCCGTAGAGCGACGTGATGACGAACTGTCCGGTACCGCTCCTGTTCAGGACGAAATATCCATCATGGAACGCGATGTGTGTCGCCGCGGGCCAGTCTGGATCGGTGATCTGCGCGAACGCATTGGTGGCGAGCGTGAGCTGATAGCCGTGGGTGCCATCGACCACCACGAGCACGATCCCGTTGTCCGCCATCGACACCGGGCCGGAGACGGTGGTCAGCGTGCCGCGGACCGTGGCGGCTCCCGCGGTGCTGATCTCGTAGAGCGTGGCGCCGACCACAGCGAACAGCCGCCCCGCCGCGGCGTAGAGACCCCGACCAGCCTCGGCCGTGGTATCGGCCAGCCGGGTCAGACCCGGCGTTCCGTACAGCACCATCGGCGCCTTGCCGTCCGGGGTCAGGGCCGGAAACAGGTTCACGGTCCGTTCCGCGTTCACGGTCACGCTGCGATGGGTTCCGGACCCGCCTAGGAACGGGATGCGCATCACTCACCGCTCAGGATGTTGGGCCTGCGCCTGCCCTCGAGCCCGGTCGCCATGACCGGGACCCGGAAGTTGACGCTCTTGATGTTGTCCTTTGCCGCGCGCGCCAGGGCTGCAAGTTCGGGGGTGACGGGGCGGCTGTACTCGGGCGCGAGCCGCAGCGCGAGGTGGTAGGTGATCGCGTCCTGGTAGCCCGGGGGCAGCGCCAATGAATCCGACGCGGCGTACGCCGCGAGCGGAACCCGGGTCACCAGATGCAGCACGCCGGTCGTCGGCTGCGGGTAGAGGTAGAGCGTACCGAGTGGATAGGACGGCTCGTAGTAGAGCCACTCGGCAACGCTGCCGGTCGTGGTCTTCGCCGCGAGCCGGTACCACGCCTCGGCCGAAGCGAGTTTCGCGTGGTAGTCGTTGTCACTGAGGCGAACGTAGGCGGACTCGATCTTCACGGGCCGCGTGGTGTTGAGAGCGCCGCCCGCGCCGATCGTGTAAGACGCCGCGCCGGTGAGCGTCAGCGTCTCATCGCGAAGCGCGTAGACCGCGAGCGACTCGGTGTTCCACGAGTCGAGCATCGCATTCAGCACCTGGAGAGCGTCGGCTTCCTCGGTCGAGGAAGGCGTCTCGCCTCCCGCGATAGCTCCGATGCTCCTTAGCGAGCGCCGGATGATGTCCGAGACGGTAACCGACAGGAGACCCTGAGCCGCCGACAGCGCCAGCGCGGCCGCAGCGTCGGTGGACTGGATGACGCCTTCCACCTCGGTGCCGGTGGCCGTCCCGTCGTGCGTCGCCACGTAGGCGATCGACGTGACGGAGGAGCCCGCCCACAACTCATCGAAGTAGTACTGGCCGTTACCGATCTCTCCGATCGGTGGCTGGGCCACGTCCGCAAGCGTGTCGGCGTTCTTGTAGTGGAGGAATGCGGGCGTCGATCCCGCGTTTCCGCTGCCGAAGCTCAGGACGTAGCGCATCAGCGGCCCCTCTTGGGGCGCCACTCACGGCGAGGCGCCACCGGCGGAGCGGGAGGAGCGGGCTCGAGGTTCACCACCGGATCGGAGACCGGGGGCGGCTGAGGAACGGGAACCGGAGCCGGAACGTCCAGCACCCAGCCCGCGGCCTTGAGCGCGGCGATGTCATCGCCGTAGCTGGCGATGCAGTAGCCGTGCTTGGGGTGCCGGTATCGAGCCATGACGTGCGCCTCGAAGGCGCCCGCCGCAGGTCACCCCGCGGCGGGCGCCAGGGTTGGACTACGTGGTGGCGAACGGAGTCGCCAGGGTGCCGGCGCCGTGGAGCACGCCTCGGATCGCCCACTGGGTGGACGAAATCGCGGTCAGGGTGAAGTTGTCGCCGAGGAGGCCGCCCTTGGTCGCGCCGTCCTCCGAGAGCGCGACGATCGTGGTGCCATCGGCTTCGAACACGTCGCCCGAGTTGGCCACGGTCATGTCGCCCATGATGACGGCGCCGACCATGAACACGGTCGCCGCGTTGGTGATCACCTTGTAGGCATTCGAGCTCACCGCGACGGTGGCGAGGAACTCGAACTCCATGCCCACGGCGGGCGCGGGGAGGGTGAACACGATGCCGGCCGCGCGGTCCATCAGGACCAGGCCGCCGGAGTCCTCGGCCGTCAACGTGCGGGTCGCGCCGCTGCCGTCGATGACCTGCCGGTGCCTCCCGGTGGCGATGCAGCCGGCGGGGGAGCCGTAGTTGAGGCGCTCGAGGGTGCTGGGAATGGTAGCCATGTCGTTGTCTCCGTTCCGGCGACTACGCCGCCGCCGAGCCGATGAGACGGCACGCCCACTCCGGACGGAGCGCGGCCATGCCGTACAGGATGTCGATGCGCATCAGGAGCTCGTCATTCCGGATGTCGCTCGCCTGCCAGACGCGCAGGGATAGGCCATCCTGAACGCGCCGGACGCACTTCGCGGCGTCGTCCATGAGCGGCAGGTCGGCCGTCACGAACTGGAACGCCTCCTTGTGGTACATGAGCGGCATCGGGTAGCTGGTGCTCGCCGCGCCGACGAACACGGGGACGACCCCGGTGCCGTCGAAGGTCGCGGTCGTGAGGTCCGCACCCGTGGCGCTGCACACGTTCTTCCGGGGGCCGGTGAGGTAGATGGTCGGCGAGACCGTCTGGATCGTGGTGGTGCCCGCGGTGACCGTGAACTGCTGAAGGTGCGGGTACGCGGCCTTGGTCTCCGGGTGGCAGGCGTAGACGCCCGGCACCGTGAAGACGGCGCCCGTCGCGGGAGCCGCGGCGAGCGACGCCATGGTCATCTGGTTGCCGCCGTCGGTGACGGCCGCAGCGGCGGCCATCGTGCAGGTGATGTCGCTGCCGTTGGTGAGCGTCCAGATCCGCTCGTTCTCGTAGTAGTCGGCCATGGAGGTCCGAGCCACGAGGCCCTCGCGGAACTGCTTGTCGATCGCGTTCGACGGGTTGAAGTACGCCGCGGTGCCGTTCACGAGCGCACCCATCGTCACGCTGTCCATCTGGATCGCGCGGTTGCCGTCCTTAGGCGCGAGGTACTGGTTGAGCTTCGCGCGCGCCTTGCCCGGGACGTCGAGCGTGGTGATCCCCGTGCCAGCGCTGCCGGCGACGTTGTAGGTCGCCTTCGTCGCGTACGCGAGGAAGTCGGACTCGATGCCGGACACAAGCACGGCGACGGCCGGCTCGATGTACCGCTTCGAGAGCTCGTCGATGGAAAGCGCGAGCTCGGCCGAGTTGAACCGCATGTCCACGTGGTCCTGGGTGGCCACGGTGATCGTGCTGGTCTCCTCGAGCTGGTCCTGCACGTCCATCACGCGCGAGCCCGTGGTGCGCGTGTACTTGTTCGCCTTCCGGACGCGGAGCGAAGAGCCGATCTTCGCGCCGCCCTTGGCGAAGCTGTCGTCATACTGCCGGTCCACGGTGCCGATGAACTGGCACTTCTCATGGGCGATGCGCAGCGCTTCGCGCGTCACCATGTCGATCGTAACGAGGGTGTTTGCCACGTCGGTCTCCTATGCCCGCCGCTTGATCTGATCGCGTCGCCATGCGGCGAACTCCGCGTCAGTCATCTGCGACGGATCCTTGCTGGTCGAGGCG